AATGCGATTATTTGGATATGCGTAGTAATTTCCTGTTTCTACTTTGAATAAATGAGCACATTTATGTTCAGGAGTCTCTGAAAAATTAAGATCTGGGACACCTTTGTTCTCCCAGGACCAGTCAAGAGTGAACATGTAGGATCCCACGACCTTTTTTCCATCGGGACGAATTAATTCTGCCTGTAATCCAGCGAGACGAGCACGTCTTTGAACGTCAATGTATGGGGAAAAGCAATCCCAATACATAATGTCCTCTAAAGGTTCAATCGGTGCGTCTGGTTTCCAGCAAAAAGCGTGAAGTGGCCTGCGAGTCCAATTCACGCCGTTTTCTAAAAATGCCTCAAACAGAGGAACTCTTTTTTCAATGCTCGCAACAGAATGAACATCACATTTGGTTACTTCACCATGTCCCATTTTATGGTTAAAAAGGAATTCATTACGAATATAACAGGACCAATCTGGAAGACTATGGTTTAAGTAAGCCATGTTTAACCTTTACCTTGACCCCTATACTTTTTACGAGCATTATTACGAGACGAAGCGGCATACTTGGTTCCTGCACCGCTTCCCTGACGAGACTTTTTAGGGGGTCCAGGCATATAAGAAGAGTTCTTATTCAGACCGACTTTTGCTTTTGCTGCCATACATTATTCTCCAATAAAATTTCAGTTTCAATATCTTCAGGATTTGGAGAACCTGTCTGATAAAATTCAATCGACAGATCCTCCATTACATTGAAATATTCTTCTTCTGTAAGACTTGAATAAATTCGTCTTCCCTTACAAAGAATATTATAGCGTTGGTTAGTCATCAAATGACTCTTGTTTTCTCGTGACCGACTCTGATGCGAGGATCGCACCAAATTTCAAAACCTGCTTCCTTTGCATCCAAACAGAACGATACGTCTTCTCCACACATGTCCTGAACCTCACCAGACTCAAAGACTTGCATCTTTGGTGCAAACCAAGGATACTTCATTTCAGAATGCTCAAAGACACCGTGCTTAATCAGAAGCCATCCAAAACCAGTGTAGTCAACAGTGAAAGGTTTACGACGCTTTGTAATGCTATCAATGGTTTCGTGATTCATGACTCCACCATTATTGCGGAAATCATCCTCTTCCAACCAATGTGCCACTGAAGTCGTGCGACCGTCTTCCGTACAATACCATCCAGCAGCAATATCTTGATCCATCAGAACAAGTTGCCAGAACTTTTCAGTATTAAAGACAATATCACTATCAATCCATAACTGCCAATCATACTTCAGTTTACCATCCCAGGGAATCTGATCTGGTCCACGAAGTACGTTTGCTCCAAGACACTTGCAACGGGCAAAGTTCACCATTGAAGAATAATCTTGTGAGATTTGGATACTGGCGCCAGCCTGCACCAAATCAAAACAAAGCTGTACAAAACTCTTTAGGTAGGTATATGAGACCCCTCTTCCAGGTAGACAGAATACAACTGTTTTGCCCTTTACCATCTCACGGGCCAAGTTGTAATCCCATTCAGGTTCTGAAGCGGTCGGAGTCTTTGCTTTTACGGTAAATCCTTTAGCCATAATAGAATGCGTTTACATCAATGATCATACAGTATTATGTAGTGAATGTCAATCGCTGTCCTTTTCGGTAATCACTAAATCTCCGCCCTCAATTGACAAACGGACCTCTGTGTCTTCATACCAAGAAAGATCGTTTGTAATCCATTCAGGAATCACAATATAATACTCACCAGTAATTGGATCGACCTGTACGAGTTGAAAATTTTCTCCGGAATTTTTTTTCATTTCAGGTATATGAATCTTCTTTTTCAGATTTATATAGCACTTTATATTTTACTCGCGTCCGTAACACTTTGTAGGTTAGGGGGACCCATGGTTTTTATATAACGGGGGCGCCGCCCCGAACGCAACGGGACGGGGGCACTGCCAGATCACGAACGAATGTTATACCTAACCACGCCCTTCGTAGTTAGTATGAAGACCCGCAAGTTCCCACGCAGGGTAACCATCAATGCCCGCACGATTGAGTGAACGACCGAACGTATCATCACGGTGAGAGTTAAGTTGCGAACGACCCTTTGCAACGTTGGTGCTCACCCATACGGTCTGACGGGTGTTAAGATCGGATGCGATGTTGTAGAGTGCCATGATAACGAATGAGGAATGTGTGTGGTTTAGTGTAACTCAGTCACGGGTAGAATCGAACACCGAATAGAAACAATCCCATGCCCAAGTGTCGGCAACGAATGTATCAATGCCGCACTGATCACAGACCCATTCGTAGGCACTGTCACAGTCTGCATTAGTCTCAACCACGAAGTTATAGAGAGAAGCAATAGCACCACGGAAGCAATCATTCTCCATTTCAGACACCCACCACTTGCCAGTTTCAGTGCTTTTGTTGATCATCTTGCCGTCGATGGAGAATGCTTTGATCACGGACATTTGAGTTGCTTTTCTTTGACTCTTTTAGTATTGCATAAAAAAAGTGTCCACGGGGAGAATCGTGGACACCTTATCAACTGTCACCAGATAACAGGATTGCCCTGCAGATCGGTTACAGTTCCCTGTTCATTGTCGGTTGCGATAGAGTCAAGAATCTGCAGAATTTGCGAACCATCTTTACCTTGACGAAGCAGAGAGATTGCGAGGTTGAGAGTCATGAAATGAAGGAAAAAGATTAACGAATGGCGGTGAGTTTAATGTCATCACCAGGACAGAAGTTCAGTTCAGACGCATACCAGAGAAGAAGGGAATTGTGCCAAATTGTGCAGAGTGAAAGAACCATTGAAAGTTCTTTTGAAACACACTCTCATCACCAATTCCGTGCTCACGCAGAATAGCATTGAGGCGCGATTTGGTGGTGTTAGATTGATGCCCACCATCGAACAATTCGATCCAGGTTTCACCAATGCGAGCGATCAGATTGCCATGGAGAAACACATCAGAAACGTTCGAACATGCAACGACTTCGGTGTTATCAAGTTTGAAATCTTTGCCAGCAGTGATAGCGGCATTCATCAGACGTTCGATCTTACGCATGGGAGGAATTCGTCTCAACAAAGGTAGTATGGATCAAATCAGGGGACTTTGCAAGGGGTCTTGTGCCACTTGTTCAACTGGCACACTGAAAGCGCCCAGCGTTGAAATTGTGATAGGAAAAGACCTCACGATTCACCAGTTTGAACATACCAAACTCATTGCTCATCACATAACCTTCGGCATCAATCCTGTTGTATCCGATATAAGCAGCAGGACCCATGTTGCGGCACAGATAGAGACAATCATCTTTGATCGACTTCACCAATGCCCACAAACGAATCAGGTTAGGATCACAATCAAAGTCTTCTGCAACGATGTTATCACCCGAACGAATGCAGGCGTTCAGTTGCTGTTTGATCTTTGCCGCTTCCTTATCAGAAACAAACTCACAGGCAGTAGACATTTGACGGGCGAAATCTACGACCTCTTTCACATCAGCGAAGGACTCCTGATTGTGAAGAATGTAAGCATCAGGTTGCACAAACTTCACCGTCTCAGTATCATTCCAGATGCTACGGTCAGGGAATGCTTGTGCATCACGCAGATCGTTTGCAGCATAATAGCAGGTGTGAGGAGCGATGATAATTTTCTGGGAAACTACCTCACCGAACTTATAAGTGATGGTGTTCGGAGTGTATTCATCAGATCCACCAAACCCGATGAAATCGCCTTGATAGATACATTCGAAACGAGGCAACCAATCAAAACAAGCGTGAAGAATGTCTGCAACTTCACCTTGATAGAATTGATCAATCTCATCATGATTGTGAGCGATACGAATTTTTTTCTTGTTAAAGACTGCCTTGGTTCCTACAAAGAATTCACGATTAGCAGGATCAGTTCCCCACACAATTGCAGGGGCACCGTCAATCTTAACCGACAGATTGCCCTTGGCAGTAAACCAATCCAGGACAGAAAGATCACCCGTGAGGATGGTATCTTCGGGGTGTTCGAGGTGTGTGTTTTTCATACTGTTAGTATTGCACGAAAAAAGGGGAGTCGCAACCCCCCTTGTGCCACTTGTTCAACTGTCCTCCAGGAGGTCGGGATAGTATGATTCAACCTCTGAAATCAGTTCCTCATCAGTATAACTGGTGAGATTTTCTTCCATCTGATCACCAACAATCTGCAGCAAATCTTTGGTGCTCATGTTGTCAAGCAAACGGTCGATGTATGCTTCAACCAGTGCTTCACGATCAAAAGTGTTAGTCATTTCAGAACTCATCAAGACAGTGGCGGTAGGTTTGATTCAGACGAATGAGAATGTCATCCCAGAACTCTTTATCCTCATCATCATTGTACTGGTTGTTATCTTCAACCAAACGAATGAGATTGTTAAGATCGTCGGGAGTGAGATAGTTCATCAGTAATCGTAGTTGGCGTTCAGGTACTCATTGACATCGAACTTTTCATCTTTCAGTTCAGGAATGTCAAGGTCAAAGATTTCACCAGGAGCATCTTGAATCTCAGACCAGAGTTCATCAAACATTGAAATCTCTCAGGAACAAATGTAATGTAGAACGGATCGGGGGATTTCGCAACCCCCCTTGTGCCACTTGCTCAACTGGCACAAGAATTCTTATACAAACTCCGCAAGATAGTAATCTAAAGGCAACTCAAGTTCTGCTGCCTTTTGTTCCCATTCATCCCATTCTTCCTGGGATGCATCATTCAGGAAATCTTCACGGGAATATTCAAAAACGGGACCACACATTTGAATCAATTGCGACGACAAAGGTACAATATCCGATCACGTGACAGAACACAACCCCCCTTGTGCCACTCTCTCAATTGGCACAAGATCAGCTGGCATTCTCAATAAGCATAATATTATTGAGAATCAATAAGATCTTGTAGTTGAGAATAGATCCAATTGTCAGACTGTCACATCAGTACTCAATATCGTACTCTTTGATGCTAATGTGTACATCTTCA